AGTAATGCGGAGTTTGATACGATCACGTTGGAAGCGACTATCGGTGCTGCCGCAAAAGGTCAGGTATTGGTTCAGGCTAAAGACAAACAGGCTGCGAAAGCCGCCAAGTTGCCTTATGATGGCGAATTGGTTGTCACGATGAATAAAGTCGACTTGACTGTAGCCAACCAGCAGTCTGGGTTATTGGTAAGAGGTACGGTAAACGAATCCTGTATGCCGTTTCCGGTAGATAAGGACTTGAAGGCATTAATGTCGTTTATCCGTTTTGTGTAATCCATTAAAATCAGATATATGGAAAGAAGTTTAATTAAGCAAGTGAATAAAAAGAACATGGCGGCCCGTTTGAATACCCGTCATGTGAAACCGGTTGTCTTCCCGAACTTCTTCGGGGTGAAAAGAAAAACCTCGTTGAAGTGGGAGACTCTGACCGGTGAGAAAGGCGCTCCGGTAATGGCAGACGTGATCTCTTTCGACGCTTCCGCACCGCAGAAGACCCGTGAGGTGATCAGCAAGCTGTCCGGCGATATCCCGAAGACAGCCGTCAAGCGTGGCATGAACGAGAGCGATTACAACGAGTATAAGCAATTGGAACGTGACGCGCAAGGTGATGCGGACCAGTTGGCATTGTTGAATCTGGCTTTCAAGGATCAGGATTTCGTGTATAACTCCGTTCGTGCCCGTTTCGAATGGTGGTGTATGCAGCTCATGAGCCGTGCGGGTTTCCATTTGTCGGCAAAGAACAATGGCGGTGTCGTTACGGCTGAGTTTGTCGGTTGCGGTATGCCGAAGAAGAACCAGCGTAAATCTACCACGGACTGGAGTAGTGCTACAACGGCCAATGGATTGCAGGATATTGAGGATACGGTTGTGGCCGCTTCTGCCGAAGGGGTGACGATCCGTTACGTTGTAATGCACGTGGCTGATTTCTCTTTGCTGAAGAAACAGAAATCCACGTTCGACACGTTAAAGGCATGGGTTAATTCGTCCTCCAAGATATTGGTGACAAAGAATCTCATCAACGAGTATCTGGCCGAGCAGGAGATCCCGGTGAAGATCATTACCGTGAACCCGGCTGTCCGTATCGAGGATCGTGCCCATCGTCGTAAGACGATCAATCCTTGGGAGCGTAAGCGTGTATGCTTCTTGGAGGATTTGAAGGTGGGTGACATTCAGCATGGGCCGATCGCCGCCGAGTCTTCCGCTACCTTGCAGAAAATCGCTCTCATGGTTAAGCAGGATTGTATCTTGGTAACCAAATGGTCTGAGCTGGAACCGTTCAAGGAATGGACGAAAGCGGAAGCGAACGCTATTCCTGTCGTGAATGATCCGGATGCCATGTTCATCATGAAAGTGGATGGGAAGGATTGGAACGCTTCCGAGGATACCGAGGGTACGGATGATATCCCGGCGACATTCTTGGGTGAAACCGTCGAACCGGAGGATCAAACGATTCAGGATACTGAAAACGGAGAATAACAATCATGGCTAAGACGATTCGAGATACGATACTCGCTTATCCCGGTCTCACTGACTGTGAAGATTTTTTGGATAACGTCGTTTTGCCGGGACGCGGTTTTGAAGGTACAGAAGATAGTAAGACGATCGATATCCAAAAACAAAAGCTGGTGGCCGCCGACCTTTATTCCATGGTCGGCGGTCTGCCGGACTTCACGGAAAACAAGCTCTCCATCACGTATCCCCGTGCATGGTATGACGCTACGGCGAAACGACTATACCGGGAGGGAGGAGAACCGGAGAAAGCGGAATTGATAGGCAATAAGATCGAGGTACCCAAAGGAAGGGCGAGAAACAGATGGTAAAGCGATATTCACATACTGCGATAGTGACGATTCAATCCTGTCAATTGGTCAAAGGGGAATTGGTTGCCGGTAAACCGATGGAAATAGAGGTCACTGGGCAATACTACCCGTCCAATA